CCATGGCGTGGAGCTGCAGGCTGGCGTGTACGAACGTATCGCCGGTGGCCACGTCAATATCGACCACCCAATCAAGCGCCTCAATACGCTCCCCCCGCTTCCACGTCATTGCGTTAAACTTACGATCGGTCCTGAGTAGTGTTGCCTTCTTGGTAAAAAGGAAGTTTGGCCAGAAATTACACCCGCTGTCCCCCACCCCTTTCCAATCTAAGCCCCACCTCTCCTCGGCCTTCCTCAGTATCTCGGGGGCACAGCTGCACCGCTTGGACCCGATAACATCGGCCTCCCCACGCTCTAAAATATCAAAGAAGCTGTCCACATACCCCGCCTTGAAGATATAGGCATCATCCTCGATCAACATGATGTGATCTTCAACCACCTCGTCAAGAATTTCGTTTATGCAATCTCCGTGCTGGCGGTACTCCGGCGTGTGCTTAAGGTAAACTTTGGGGTGGTCGAGAACCTTTTTAATATACTTGAGAACAGATGCCTCGACCGGGGTATTCAGGTGGACATAGAGTTTATCTACCTCGTCCCCCCAAATCTCGGTAAAATAGCGCATCCAGTGCTTGAGTAGGAACGGATCGCCTGGTGTGGGTAAAATTGCGGCTCTGCTCATAGCTCGTGGTACTCCTTGAACTTACCAAAGTAAACGTCCCACTCACCTTTGGTGATGTCCAAATGCGGCAGCAGTGCCAGCGACGGCATCTCGTCGCCGCGTATAAACTGGTGCCAGGCCATTATACGAAGTATTTCTCGTGCTGGCGTGATCTCCAGGGCGTGCTTAAGATCGGCGCTGTGCTCCTCGTTATCAGAGGATAGTAGGTACACTGGAAGATTGCCGTTGCGGATGTGGTAGTACCCACAGCTAGTCGCCCCATCCGGATCGCTGGTAATCTCCCCATTTTCTAGGTAGATGTCATCCCGTGGGTCGTGTAGTGCCTTGATAGTAAAATTGTTGTGTAGAAGCCGCAGGGTGAAGTAACCAAATGAATCCAACCAGTCGCCGGGTTCGGCAACATTGTTCAGCTCCTTTATCATCGCCCCGGGTTCGTAATGGATCGGGGCTAGGTTACAGTGCTCCATAACTGTCAGCGCCTTCCGATTCAATATAAAAAAGTAGGTTCCTATTCTTAGCTTGTTCATCTCGGCCAACCCAGGGTAGCGCTTGTGGATAACTTCCTGCATCCCGCCAGACGAATCAAATGGCGCTACAACATCATAGGTAGTCGCATCCTTAAACCAGCTATCAATTACACCCGCCTCCCAAACGAGCATGTCCTGATCCATAAACAAGACAAGGCTCTCCGAGATGGCCCCAGCAGCCCGCCTAATGTTGCCCCAGTGACTCTTGTCACCTTTAGTTGGCAGTATCGTTACCTTGGGGCACTTGGTGTGCAAAATGGCAATGTCGTCGTCCGTAAAATTGAAATCTGAGTCGATCAGGTAGAGGGCGTCGATCTCCGGCCCCCAAACATCAAGGGATTTGAGGAAGTAGTCGAAAAAAACTCGGTAGTGATCCGTAGTATGCGGCTGGTATCGGTGGAATGGAATACAGAGCGCCCTAGTTAACTTTCCCATTTGAAGTCCTCGTCAGCTACTTTATAAAACCCAGTCAGACCGCGGGGGGTGGGAAAGTGGAATGGTCGCAACCTACCATCGGCGACCAGCTTCATCATACGTGGCGGTATTATACCAAACGGCCACGCGAAGCCGTGCTCCTCGTTAGGTATTTGGTGCATGTGCCGGTGGAGATCGTGTATTAACAGATAACCACCTTTGGCCAGGTGCGGGTAGAACTTCTCTAGCTCCTTAAACCGCGTCTGCGGCTCGGTATCCAGCAAGATGAGTTGGTACTCGCATGTCGGCTTAAACAGCGCGGCATCCATCAAGTGGGCGCGCACAATGCGGCCCAGATATAGTGCCGCAATCCTTTTATCAGCGATCTTTTTGACCTCTGGTAGAAACTCCAGCGTGTCCAGCTCCCCAAAGCCGTTATCCTTCAATCCCAGTCCAAGGTACGCACCACCCACAAAATGGTGCGTCCCTGTTTCCAGCACATTGGTTGGTTTGAGAAGCCGGACCATCGCATACAGGAACTCCCCCACCTCACACTCCACCCCACCATCGTTGAAGGCGCTGTACTCCAATTCGGTACCGCCCCACTCGCCCTCGTTGTGGAGTTCAAGAGTCGGATCAAGCCGTAGTAGACGCTTGGTAACGTTCATCACAGATAGGCCTTGCCGATATCGAAATCTGGCAACTTCTCCTGCAGCTCGGCAAATATCTCGTAGATGCCGACATTCTCCGCCTCGCAAATTGCCCTCGCGGCCACAAACGCTGCTCGGACGAGGCCAGTCGAGCTAATAATAGCCACCTTCTCACCGTGCTGGGCCATATACTTCGGGATGTGGCACGCGATGTCCTTGACATGTGGCCGGTTTACCTTATCAGCATAGAGCGACACGACAAAGTGCTGTATGCCCTCCTTGGCAACCGCCTCCCGTAGAGGCAGCGTAGCATCAACAAACTCGACCATGGTGATGCCGGCCTCCACTAGCTCCGCAACGGTAACATCCTTATCCCCAATGTAAATGTTTTCCCTAAGTTCAGTTAGCATAATTAATCACCGCCTTTTAAAAGACTGTCCCACTGTTTCGCAATGTGGCTTTTTCCAAATAGCTCAATCGCCCGGCTCCGGGCCTTCTGGGAAACTTCCTTGGCCATGTCGTAGTCGATAATAAGCTTCTGCACGTACTCCCTCATCTCATTTATTGAGTTGCCAATAAAACCGTTTACCCTGTGCTCGATGATCTCATCCACCTCGTAGAAATCAAGCTGCTCATATTGTGGCAGATGGGCGATGCTCTTACCGATAGCAACTACCGGCATTCCCATCATCATAGCCTCAATTATTGACAGTGTGTAGCAGGCCGGCCAAGTTCCGCCGTAGACAAAAACCCTAGCGTGCCTCATTGTGTCTAACATCGCCTCAAATGATATCTCGCCACCGTTGAATTTACCCAGCTCGTGGTTTCCGCTGCCGTAGACCTTGGAATTAAAACCGGTGAGTGTCCCCATGATTTCCCTGTAGTGCAGGAACGTCTCGCGCACCTTAAGCGACTGGGCTAGGGTCATCACCTGATCTGTGTCGCCGACCCAACCGTCAAACACCTCTGGGTCTTTGTAGAACCTAATCATCGCATCGGCCCCGGCGTAGCCACGATACCCCTCCTCCTTGGGAGAGTACCTGACAAGCTCTAACCCCTCGCTGCGGTATTTTTTCAATAGGGGCTCGGTAGCTGATGTGTTCTGGCCAATCCCCCGCCAGATAACGCGCTTGTGTTTAATATTATCCCAGTTACTAATCAGGAGCTTCTCGTTTAGCCCAGACATGAAGATAATCACATCGTAAGGCTCGATTAACTCGGGCGGAAGATTTGTCTGTGGGTGCCTAGCGGTGAGATCGAAGAACTTCTGGTCAAACTTGGCCCCAGGGATGCCGGGGCGGGGTAGGGTGTGCGCGCCTCGTGGGTCGCGGTAAACACCGTTAGCGTGTACATCGTATCCCAGCTCGGTTAGGAGCAGAACCTCATCGTATTCAAGCACACTGTGATTTGAGATATACTGTATTTTCATCTGGTGTTTCTAGCGTAACATAGATGTAACATACCTGTCAAGCATTAACTGCGATCAGCCGATCTTTCATTTTACGGCCCACAGCATCGAAGCTAAACAGCTTGTTGACTAGCTTACTGGCCCGCGAACCCATATCCTTGGCCCTCTCCCGATTATCGTAGCACCAGCGCATTGCCTTCCGCAGCTCCGACACGTCCACCTCAGCCCAATTCTGGTCCGGCAGGTACCAAATACCGTTCTTGTCAACATTACGCACCGGGATCATCTCACAGGGGACCAGCTTGGCAACGTCGCCTATGTACTCGTGAATCCCGCCGCAGTCGGTAGATATAACTGGGTTGCCGAGCAGCATTGCCTCCATCTGCGGAATACCCCAACCCTCGCCACGGTGTGCCGACACGAGGCAGTCAAACGTCTCGTGCAGGCGGTAAATACCGGATCGGTTCATCAGGCGGGTCGCAAGGTAAACCGGTGCGTATTTTTCTAGATTTAGGCTCCTTTTGCACTGCTTGAATCTGTCGTGCAGTTCCCGGCGCTTGTCGGGCCTGAAACTGTCAATAAAGACCTTCAAGGTGAGTGATACATCGTCTTCCCCCTCAAACTCTCTCCAGAACGCCTCCAGTAGCGCACGCGGGTTTTTACGCTCCGTCCACTCAAAAATGGAGTAGAAGCAGTAATCGGCCTTGTTAGGGACATCGAATTTATTAATATCGCCCTCTGGGGCTTTGATCGCCTCGGGGATAATGAAAATAGGAATATCAGTAATGCCGGCGTTCCGTATTGCCTGGGCATTAAACTCGCTGCCGGTCCAGATCTCCTGCACCATCTTGACACCGTAGGCAAAGTCTGGTGGCAATTTATCAGTCTCCCAGAATACCCTCCCAATGTTGTAGTCGTTGGGATTGAGGTACTTCTGGTAGATATTCGGGGTGGTGTGGAGAATAGTCACTTTGTAGTCTAGTGACTTATTCTGCAGCCCAATGCAAAGCTTGCCCAGCTCTCCAAAGTCGGCAATCTCCAACGTATGTTTTGGTATTTCAAGGGTAAGGCCAACCCCGGCCTCATGTAGCGCCCCTATATCGTGGCGACAAGCTTCGCCGTAACCTGAATAATCGAGGGCTGGACCAACATAGCGAACATTCATAGTTTTGCTGCGTACGTTTCTGTTAACTTATATCACCCCCCTCAACAACGCAACTATTTACTATCACTGACTCTCGCCTGGTCGTAGCTCCACAACCTGGTCAGGATCGAAGGTAATTCCCTTACCACAGTGCGGGCAAATCATGCTACCAAACGAGTCATCGGCGTCAACCAAAAATGCGGCCTCGTTAGTGCAGGCCGGACACAGGTATTTGAATCTGGCAACTCTCCCTTTAGTTTTGGCCATAGATTTATCACCCCCTCTAGACACGCTCCAATTCTAACACGTTCTGTAGGGGCCGCTCCGCCGGTGGCTTAGAGCCAACATCATCAAAAATCTCCTTTAGCTTAATTGCAGATTTCTCGAATGTCCAATTCTTGACGTACTCGGCGGCCTTCCTACCCTTCTCGATAGCTTCCTCCTGGTGCTCGTAGACGTACCGCATCTGTTGGCGCAGGTGGTCTACATCACACAGGAACATTTTACCAGTATCCACACCTTTATATCTAGAATAAGCTGACGCGCACTCCCCCTTGACATTTACCTCGTACATATAATCTTTGTCGAAATACTCGGAAATCCCGTGGGCATTGGGCACAATCGCCGTCATTCCTGTCGCCATCGCCTCTAATGGCGTTATTCCGAATCCCTCCCCACGGCTGGGAAACACAAAGGCATCGGACCGGTGGCACAGATCAACCAGCTGCTTATCGCTGATAGAGCCCTCGAGCACCTCGATGTTCGGGTACTGACTGGGTGGGAAGGGGAAGGGGGGTTTCTTAAGAGTAGTTTTCAGGATCAGCTTGACAGGCTCGTCCGGCTCAAACTCCTTGGTAAAAGCATTAACCAGCTCCAAAAACCCCTTCCGCAAATTGTAGGCATTGTAGTGTAAAAAAGTAAACGTCTCGTGGCTCTTGCGCTTAGCCTCCCGCTTCTTATATGTAAACAGCCGATGGTTGTACCCAAGTGGCAGCACCGTAGTCTCAACACCCGACTCCGCAAACACCGATGCGCACCAGGTAGAGGGCACTATAACCATATCGGCTGCGTTGAGGTACTCGATCCAGTCCTCCGGAATCTTGGTACTTTCAAACATTGTGTAGATGATCCGGTACTTGTTTTCCAACTGCAGAACCGAGTAGGGGTTGTGGAACAGCACCCCAATGCCCTGACCCTCCTGCGACCGGCTGATATGGACACCAAGCCGTTTTAGCTCGGCTACTAAGGTATCGCTAGCAACGCCGTAGCCGTCACGTCCACCAGTGCTCACTGTGGCTAGGTAAACAGACGGGGTTTCCCCGGCACCCAGACGAAGCTTGGCTATCTCCATCCTCTCGATCCGCGCGATGCGTCCGGCAGTTACAGCATCAACCTCAGACTCCGTGGCCTTGCGAAAGCCCGTTTTATCTAACAGATTGTTGTATTCTTTGGCATTCTCGATCGCGACGACTCTTCCGAAGGGATTAACTATATGAGGCATAGGGAAATCTTACAGTAATGTTACAAGACGGTCAACGACCAAAGGGGGCCATCGGCCCCCCTTGATTATCTCAGCACTAGATAAACGATCAAGTGCTCTCAACCTCGACCACACGTCGCTGGTCAAGAATCGCAACACCGAACAGGAGATCTAGCGTTAGCACCCACTCACCAGCCTTGGCGTCGTACCAGAACAGAGTCCGGAGCGACAGACCAACACTAGGATCGTTGATGACACTAGACAATACCCCCATTCCGGGGTTCGGATTAGCCAACGGTCGGCTAGCCAGAACAAAAGCGTTCTTGGTGTACGCCAAGTTGTGGTAGGCAACCGGCGAACCGGAAACCTGAACGATCTGGCTCTCGTGACACTCAATTCCGTAAGTCTGAACGACCTGCCCCTTAGCAATCGCCGCGTTAGCTCCACGAGCGTCGAAACGGGTAAATTTATCAACGCCTAAAAGGTCGTTGAACAGTGTCGGATCACTGTAGAGATAGCGCTGCTCAAGCAGGGGAACTTTCTGGTCAGAGAAGAACTTGCGGATCAGGAGCATAGAGGCGTCGATCGTGGCTGCAGAGGTAGCATCCCACGAAACCGTGTTCTCAATACTCGCATGCAGACTGGCAATTGCGGTCTCGACCGCCTCGGCCAGTGCAATGGCACCGTCATCAGCGTACCTGTCTTGGGTATTCTGATTTTCCAGCACCTTGGTCACATCATCAATCGCAATCGTGACCTCCTTGTGGGTATCAAGAGTGACATCCACATTGGTACCGGTTGGCCCCTGACGAGTGAAGTCGGACCCAGCCACCTTATCGTTAGCGATAACAGCGCCCGTCTTGGGCACCTGAATGGTCTCGCCGATCTGTGCCACATCCCAATCACTGTCACGGGAGACTGTCTTCGCTAGGTTAAGATAGGCCGGAAGTCGCTGCAGACACTTCTGAGCGATGATTGTCGGAATAAAAACCGCGTTTGTAGTATTTGTTAGTAAGTCCATCTAAGTATTTCACCTCCCCTCATAAGAACTGCCAATAATGTCAAACCTAAGCAATTTTATGAGCGGCGAAACACTAGGTGGGTATTCCGGGGAGATCGTTCTCGATTGCCCCTGGGGTCTTCATCGCTTCAAGAATCTCCTTTTCGTGCTCCCGGTAGAACTCCGGGTCTTGAATCTCAGAAGCCTTAAACTTCAATCCTGTGTTTGCTCCGGCGGGGTTTGTTCCAGCCCCGACTCTTGTCGATCCCGTTGCCGCAAAAAGATAGGATTTCTCCTCCTTTAGCTTTGCGACGGCCCCCTCGATTCCAGTGACACCATCATCGGTAACTTTAATCTCGGAACGGTCGATTAGCTTCGACACGGCATCCAGATCGACAGCGCCAAGTTTAGTAGCCTCGCTGATAATCTTGTTGTCGGCAATCTGGGTCTCGTACTTAGTCTTCCAAGTAGCGGCATCGTTGCCATGCTTTTCAGCCAGCTCCTTGTATTTCTTTTCCTTCTCCAGACGCGCAACCTCGGCCTTCTCGTTATCGGCCTCAAGATTAGCGGCTTTCTTGGCACGCTCATTCAACTGCTTGAAACGTGGATGGTTCCAGAGTCTGGGGTCGTCGAAGACCTTACCAAAGGCTTCATCATTTAGACCTGAAATATCAACGGGCGCGTCACTACCCTTTGCAGGATTTTTGTCCGGTCCCGTACCGGTGGGTTGTGTGTTGGGGTCATTGCCCTCTCCCGCAGGATCAGGTTTCTTAGGCGCCCCATCGCCGCCTTCTTTCGGAATTGGTCCAGGCATAGTGTTTTTCCTTTCGTTTTTTTCCGCGGTAAGTCCGCTAGAAAAACAGCCAGTAAAGGGACATTTCGATGTACAAACAGATTATCTTACATCTATTTTCTCTTGTCAAGTACCTATGCGTACTTACCGGTCTTCGTAGAGTATGCCTTGGTTTTCTCGGCAAGCTTTGGCACTATCGTATTTATAGCGTGCCGGCAATTGGGATGGAAAAGCCCGGTCGCCTCAGCATCGGCCACTGTTGGATAGCCCTTAGTCTCCCCAGTTACCGACAAAACCTTGCCCTCCCAAGGCGTACACAGAGGGCACGCACCGGGGTGCTGTGACACTTGCACCAGATCGTACCCGTTCTCTACCATCCTATTGGCCAGGCCGGTATTTCGCGCCTCGACCGCCTTGGTACGAATCAGCATCTCGGCATAGCTGTCCAAGCTCCATCTTCTACCAGCACGGTCGACTAAGCCCGCCAGACCATCCTCCTGCAGTGTTCCCTTTATTGTTTGCCGGACTGTCCGTAGCGCCTTACCACTAATTGTACCCTCGGCCAACTGATAAGTGAGCAGGTCCTGTGTCGCCTTATTGAGCAGCCGGCCAGCAGCGCGGTTGACGGTAGATAGGCTCTCAGCGAAGGATTTGGAGGTATCATCGATCAGCGCCAAAATGGCGTCCTGGTGTACTATGTTGAACCCGTGCTCGACCGCAATATCGGCATCGACACGCTTAAGTTGCCGAATAGCATCGTCAGCACCCATTTTGTAGTATTCGGGAAGCTCGTCGCGGAGAAATATCTCAACATCAACACCCAGCCGGGTCAAATGGGATTCGATCCGGGCGAGGATAACGCGCCGATTGTAGGCACCAAAATCAGTTGCCGTAGTAATCTCGGCCACGATGTCTTTGTAGGCACGTTTGAATACTTTAACGAGTTTGAGGGCGGTCTTCTCGTTAATTTCAACTTGTAGAGGATAGGTCGGTCTGGCCATTACTTCTTTCTCCTCTTGGGTATCCTATGGCCTGCTTTTCTGGCCCTGCTAACAGCGATCGCTCTACCTTGCCTAGCGGCCTTCGCCCTAGCACCCTTGCCACGAAAGATCTTACCGGACTTGCCGTAGCGATAGCCGCCTTTAACTTTTTGGACTGGCACCCTCAACCACCCCCTTCTCCTTCTTTTTGCTAAACGGACTGCCACCAAAGCCGGGTGTCGGCATTTTTATAGCCTTCTCGTCCTTGATCGCCTTGGCCTTCTCTTCGGCCGGCTCCTCGTCAGTCCCCTCAATGTTCATGATCGCCCCCGCAGCGGTCTGGGTGCCATCTTCGAGGCGCTTGCTCTCGATCTCGACCTGCTCAAACTCATCAATTGGCAACCCGTCCGCCCAGGTAATCTCTGGCGTCTGGGGATCGCCTTTTAGCACCCGACCGTCGAGCTCGATACCCCACACCTTAGCCATTTCCTGTGCTGTGTAGAGCACCTCCTGAATTGCCAAGTGGTAGTAGAGCTTCTTCCTAGTTACCTTGGCGATGGTCCTGAGAATCTTTAATTTGAGCGCGCGACCAGAGTCGCTCTGGCCTTTGCCCATACCCAAGATATCCGGCGAGGTCTCCGAGACCATAAACAGCAGCTCAGTTAGGTTTTCTATCTGCTTAAACGCGTTTTCTAAAGAGGCGTTCCAAACGATATACTCAGGCTTCTCGTCGCCGCCGCTCCCAGTTGGGAACTCGATCATCCCCAGAGCCTCACGGGCCACCTTGCCCTTATCATCTAAAACACCCTCCGGCACAAAAAGAATCGGGCTGGAGTGCTTGTCTAAAATGTTGTCAACCATACTGAGACGGTTATTGAGGGCGTAAAACAGAGCATCTAAATCGTGATAGTCGGACAGCCCCCAGTACCGCCGGCCAGTCTTCCAGTTGGGAATGTGTACCAACAGAGAGCGCGTTGTTTTGGTCTCCTGGTCCTTCTTAAGACCAGTGATGCCTAGGGTGTCTATGTCGACCTGCTCGACCATCTTACCGCCCTTAAGTTTCCATAGTTCGTTGAGGATGTTGCCGGGAGTGTGTATTTCCTTGCGAACATAGCTATCATCCCCGATTTTGAAGCTCCACGCTAACTCCTTGGTCTGCGGGTTCTGGCGAACATTGAAATCGTCTGCTTCTGGGAAGTAGATAGTCGGCGAGATATCCTCAATGATAACGGTTTCCTTTTCACTCTCTACCGCCGGGTTGCGCTTTCCAATCCTGATCTTGAACAGGGCGTCGCCCATGTAGGAATTTGACAGCGCCGACTCGTAGAGCTGAACACCAAGTTTATTTTCACGTACCAAGGCATCCACGAACTCCTGGTCGCCATCATCAGGCATTTTTATTTTCACACCCTCAGAAAATAACATATCCGCCACGACCTTGCTGGTCAGCCCAGCAAAGTTGGCCTTGATGTACCGGAGCTTGCCATAAGCCTTGTTGAAGTCATCGCTATTGATCCGAATACGGAACGCCTCGTAATGTTTACCCAAGAATAGCTGCTCGAAGTAGTTGTAGTCAACCAGGCGCTGTGCGTGTTTCTTGTAGGGGAATGTGGTGCCGTCGCCGGCAGTCCTAGGTGTAACGCTAACCGGGGCCACGCCCGCGACCGACCCAGTGGGATTATCCTTTATTTGTTCGACGGGCTTGGGTGTCAACGCCATGGATTCATTATAACAGTAACACAGCTACAAACACCATCAAAGACCTTTGGGCTTGGTAGCGTAAACCTTGGCCAGCGGCTTCTTATATTTTCGCATCTGCATCGCCACAAACCCGGCAAACAGCGCGTCGTCGTGCTTCCCATCCGCATGCTCGCGCTTCCCGTTATCCTTCTTAACAAATGTCCGCATCTCCCCAAGGGTAATCGCAGAGTTAATCTTTAGACTGCCCTCCTCAAAAGGCCGTAAGAAGTCATCTATCATTATATCGCGTGTCTTAGTATTTGTGCTCCACCCAATCTTTCTGGTGCGGCGCTGCGTCTTCTCATCCATTATAACGCTTGCGTAGTAATTGTCGTATATCTTAGACAGGAACAAAATGGTAGAGAGCATGTTATTCTCCACCCCCACAAAAGCGCCGTTGTAGAGCTCTGCTATAGCCTTGACCCACTCCGCGGACTCGTCTGGGCGGCACTTGACGTAGTATTGGGCCATCTGCTCGATCGGTTCCTCAACAGTGGCACCGCGCTCCCAAACATCAATGCAGGTAAAGTCCGAGCCAAGCCCGCCGGAGGGATCGACCCCGACCACATACTCCTTACCAAACACCGGCGTCTTCCAAATACGCACCCCGGCTTTGTGTAGTCGTGCCAGCTCAGCTACCAGCTTTTCCCGCCCCTCCTGCCCTGCTGGTACGGCAGCGACCAGCGTATCTAAAGATGGTGGCGGAGTGGGGGAGAGCTTGTTCATCACCTCGGGGTCGAAAACACTGCCAGAGCCGCTTTGGAACGCCTCCAATATAGTGGCCGGGTACTCCTGTCTAAATAGCTGAATACCACTTAGGCCAACCCCGCCTCCGGATGTTGCCGACCTAAGCTCGTTGACCTTCCAACGACGCCAAAGTAGTTGGCCGTCAGTCAGATTGTACTGTGTCGCGATATCTCGCTCATTACCGTACTTCCGCGCATCATCTAAGGTAGGCTCTGGTAAATCGCCTGGAATTGAGTATTCGGGGTGTATAAACCACGGGTAGAAGTACGTTTTATAATCCAGCTCCCCGATGTTTGGGTAGTCGTGGCAGCCAATGAAGAAATCGTAGAAGTCGTTTAGCCCATTGCCGGTAGTTTCCTCTGAGACCCAGCCGGTGATCGGTACAGCCTGTTTAGAACCAGAGTTTAACTCGGCACGGTCCTTGATGTAGGCACTCTCGGTAATGTGGAGTTTTTGAACAGTGCCACCTCGTATTTTCATGGCCACGTAAATAGAGGAGTCTAGCGGTTTTCCGTCCCAACTCCTGACGAAATCGTAGGCCATCTTGGTATCGGTTCTAGTTAGGGGTTTCAACTGCTCTGGGAGATTAACGTAGGCGCGCTTGACGATCTCAAATATCTTAAGCACTGCCGGGCGCTCGTGGGCGAGTATTGCGCACGTAGTACCAGTTACCCACAAGGCCTCGTCGAGAAGATCAATGCAATAGAGGGTGGTAAATCCGAACTGCCTAGCTTTGAGGATCAGGTTCCGCCGGTGACTGCCCCTCTCCGCCAGGTGTTGGCGCTGGATCGGGTTCGGCCGGAACATTATCAGATTCCCCTCTTTGTCCTTGATCTTGTACAGGTGGTTCATCCTCCACCATTTGTCCGCTAGCTTGCTTTCCCAACTTTTCATAGTCAGTCTCGAGACGCTTGATCTGAACACCAACAGCCTCCCCATCTGCCCCAGTCAGCTCCTTCCTGGTGCTAAAGTCCTTCTTTTCCCGACGCTCTAGCCACCATTTGGCGTCCTCTCTGTTGCCGTGTTTTGCGATAGAATTTGCTACTACCTCCCGAGATTTAGCACCTACACTTCCCTGCCAAGCCTTGATTTCCTGCCGAAGTTCGTCGTCGTCCACAAGCCAAGTCGCAATCGTAGATTGCGGAAACCCAGCTAACTCACAGGCCCTGTTAACAGAATACCCAAGCACAAAGTAGTGCTCCAGCGCCTCGATAACTTTTTCTTTATCCCACGCCTTCCCTTGAGACATAATTATTGTACCTTTTTATTATAACATCGCAGTATTTAGGGTCAATCTCCATCATGTAGCAGGTTCTATCAAGTTGTTCGCAAGCTATTAGGGTTGAGCCGGAGCCGCCGAAGAGGTCTGCAATGATATTATCCTCCTTGCTAAACTTCTTGATAAACCAGGCTGCTAGTGCGACTGGCTTCTGGGTAGGATGTACCCGCTTTTCGGTGTCCAAACCATGATGACCTGACCACATTTGTCTAATTATTTCCCTTTTATGTGATTGCTTGCTCCAACATATCTCGAAAGTATTACCAACCACCCTATCCATGCTTTCACTTAGTCTTTTGTCCCAAACAAACCACGATCCCCCTTTAGGAAGCGCTCGGCAGTAATAATCTCCCCCCCACATAAATACCTCATTTGCCAAATTAAGATAGGGTGTTGGGTCAAAACCTTCGGTATCACCTATAACCTTATCAAACCGCTTGCCCGTCTTTCTATGTGCCACATCACCCGAAAACATAGTATCGAAGTCGGTATCCAAATCTACCCCATAAGGTGGGTCAGTAAACACCATATCCGCCTTCTTTCCATCCATCAGCTTCTCCACATCTTCTTTCTTCAACGAATCTCCACACATGAGTCGGTGTCGGCCTAGTTCGTACACCTCGCCCAGTTTACTCTTCG